CCGAAGCGGAGGGGGGGATCGAGCGGTATGATTGTCTCACGGGGGGGAACCGTGTCAATAGCACCTGTGCATAACTTTTTCAAAAGCTCAATGTTTCGAGAAAGTTATCCACACATTCCCCTTGACTTGGCGACATGCTGTGGATAACTTTATTCCTTCGAAATATGGTATATGTTAATTGCGGCACGGAGGCGGGAGGGTACCTACTGTATACCCGATTTCACCGCCTCCCGTGTGTCGCTTAGACACGAAAAGGCCAGAGGTCATCTGGCCGATTCTAGCTCCTTTCATGTACCACGCACTTAGGTTTTTTGTAGAGCTATGGATACTAGCACGCTCGACGCGACTAACTCATCGAGGCCTAAGGCTGGATTCATTGAAGCAGGATAAAGAAAGATTGTCAACCCCATTGTCAACCCCTCGGTATGATCACCGCCTCCCGTGCAGCGCGTTCGTGAGTAGTCGCTTGGCTGACTTTACACATTATGGAACAATACCGATGCACGAGCTGCCAAAAAAAACTATACCTTTCCGATGTTACCGGCGTTAATATCACGCATTGGAGTTGGTGGACATCGCGTAACTATTTTTATCAGTCAGGTGTCGCCGCACACTTTGTCGCCTTGTTTTTTTTCATTAACAAGCTAGCAGGATGATCGTTTCCTACACCGGCCTCGCGGGGTCAGGAAAAACGTACCACATGACGCGGATCGCGCTTGCGCTCATCCAGCGAAGTGAGATCGTTTTTTCACGCCATGAGCTAGAAGGAGCCTATCCGCTCGTTGGCGGCGTGCTGTGGATAACTTTATTCCTTCGAAATATGGTATATGGTAATTGCGCTGCGGAGGCGGGAGCGTCCCTACTGATGACGCGATATCACCGCCTTCCGTGCAGCGCGTTCGTGACCCAAGATGAAAAGGGGAAATAACATTTATGCCACTCATAACGAATATGTCTAAAAAACAATACTGCATCGTCCGCACGTATAGCGCAGGAGTATTCGCCGGGTATCTTAAATCTCGTAAAGGCATGGAGGGGGTAGTGACGGAAGCTCGCCGTATCTGGTATTGGTCAGGAGCGGCCTCGCTCTCGCAACTTGCAACAGATGGGACTTCCGATCCCGCCCACTGTAAATTTCCGTGTGAAGTCAGCGAGGTGACGCTGACGCAAATCATTGAGATCATCCCCTGTACGGGAAAAGCCGAGAAGAGCATTAAAGCCGTATCGATATGGAAAAGATAAATAACGGTTCCGGTGCCAGTGACGGTTCCGGTTACGGTTACGGTTCCGGTGACGGTTACGGTTACGGTTCCGGTGACGGTTACGGTGACGGCACCGGTGACGGTTACGGTGACGGCACCGGTTACGGTTACGGTTCCGGTGACGGTTCCGGTGACGGTTCCGGTGACGGTGACGGCACCGGTTACGGTTAACGTCGAGCGGAACACCAACGGTACCCATGATAGTAGCCTACACCGGCCTCGCGGGGTCAGGTAAAACCTACCACATGACGCGGATTGCGCTCGCGCTCATTCAACGTAGCGAAATTGTCTTTTCACGCCATGAGCTAGAAGGAGCCTACCCGCTCATTGACGAGCGTGAAATGTTGAAGATGCGAGACTGCCATGTGTTTTTTGATGAGTGGCACCAAGATCATTCCGCTAAAGAATGGTGGAATATGGACGAGGTTTTGAAGCATATCGTCACGCAGTCCCGAAAGTATGGCATCACGATCCATTGGAGCGCGCAACACTGGTTATACATGGACTCGTTCATCCGTCGTAATACTGACTGGTGTTGGATTCACCGCGCCCTGTTCAGGGATGCCGACACCGGAGTTAGTAAAATTGGCCTTCACCGTGCGTACAAGGTTGCCGGTCTGGAGGCAGAATTGAAACATCGTAATCCCGAAGTCCTAGCGAAACGATGGATCGTCATTCGTCGGAAAGTCTACGAACGCTATGACAGTTTCAAGCCCATTATGCTATCGAAGGCGAAGCTGTCCGATGCCGACGTCGCCGCAATCGGCGACCCCTATTCGCGTGCGCCGATCCACCTAACCACGGAACATCTTAAAAATCATCAGCCCTATCTTGTAACTGATGAGAGCGGCCTCGATAGAAAGGATGAGGCCGATTATGATGACGAGCGTATCAAGCGGGAGCACGAAGCCGACGAGCTGCGCGCCGGTGTTGAAGTAACCGACCCATAGCGTCGCGTTCTCCGGCAAGGTTCCGGCGGTAGGCAAAATCGCCGCGATCAGTCCGATCAGGATTGCGATAATGCCGAGGATGAGTGTCCCTATCATATAGAGGCTTCATCTTCTCCGCCCTTTCCTGTTGCGAGGTTCCATATCCATACGAAGAATAAAGCCCACATCGCAAGCGCACCAAGAGTCCTTATCAACGTCCGCACGTTCGCAGGTATTGCGGCCTCGACCGCCTGCGGGTCGAAGAACACGGCGGAGTACGTCGAATCAGTGCCGCTCGCATAGATCGTGAACACCGTGCTCGTTGTCTCTTGATCGCTTAGGCTGCCGAAAGTCGAGGATACTTGCGCGAACCAACCGAAGGGTATTTTGGAGCCTAACGTCTCTTGTGCGTCCGATGTGAAGGTCTGCCATGTTTCAGATGCTGGAACGAAAAGCCACGTCATCGCGGCGATGAAGTAATTGCCGAATAGTCCGAAGTCGCCGGGGTTCGTACTCGTTCCAGTCAACCCGTATTGCGTAGGGTCAGGCGACGACCCAGCGTCAATTCCGTTCATCTGCATTATCGGGACGAATGGGAACGAACTCAGCACGTTCAGATCAGAGTCAACAGCTTTGAAGTTTGATACTTCAGGCCGTGTCTGTGTCGTTGAAATTGCGAAAAAATGTGTACTTCCTATCGAACCCCACATCTCCCTACCGCCGAGCGAACCGTGACCTGTTCGGAACGTCGCTTTATCACCGGCGGCGAGAGTGAAACAGGGATCAAAATAAAAAAAGAGAGGCGATGAAGAAGTAACCGCCGACGAACCGTAACTTGGGATTGCGTTAAAGATGGTTCCACCGGCTACGGCAGAAAGCTCCGCGACACCACTCGTCGCGTTTGTGTTAATCAGCCACAAACGCACATTACAAACGACAAGATTCGTCGTTGTTGAAAAGTCAAAAACTGAACCGTACGATGTTGAAGGGTCGTCAGTCATCGCCTTGAAATACGCCGATCCCGATGATGGAAAGCTATCAAAATTGTCGAAAAGACTCGCTGCTCGAACCATAATCCAAGGCGCGAGGATCGCCACGATTGCGATAGCAACGCCGAAAAGCAACGCCCTGTATTGGCGCAGGATGTTTTTCGAGGTGTATTCGCCCATAAGATGGGCGGGGCGCGCGCGCACCCCGCATAAGCCTAGCGGCGACCTCCTTTCAGTTGAGCCATAACCCACCGGATGCCCCAGAGAGTCACGACGATGGCCACTACGAACACCAGAATCACCGGAAGGTTCGTGAAGAACATCGAAAGGACGGATTCACCTGCGTCTTGGATGGCCGCCGTTGTCGAGGCAGTATAGTCCTGCGCCCGCGCTGCCGCCGCGCCGAACAGCGCGACAACCGACGTGCCGAGTCCTGCTGACCACAAGGCGATCTTGCGTTTCAGTCGAATCATTATTATCACCTCCTTTCAGAGTGCGCGACCACGGCGATACGAGCCACGGATCATGCACAAAAACCAGCTTAGTAATGCGCCGAGACATACAGCTACCGTCAATGCGCTGGCGAAGTCATCGAACGTCATAGCCGCATATTATCACGCAATAAATAGAACAGCGACGTAATAATTGACATGAGCGCAATTAACGTCATCCATTGAACGAGAATTGCAGAGATAATCACTTCCATAGCTTAGCGACTATCAACGCTGAAAGTAGTGCCGCGATGATGGACGCGGCAAGCGCGACGATGAGCGTTAGAGATTGCAAGCCCATTTCAAGTGTCGTTGTCGAGGATGCTACGCCGTTCGTTGACGTGCAGGTGGAATATGTTATCTCGTAGTCCATTATCCCTATTGACGGGTCTACGTCTTCGAGGACGTAGCTACAGGTTGTAGTCGTCATAACATCAAGGCTTGCCTATGAGGTCTTGCGCGAATGGATCGCTCTTGTGCGCCCGATCCCACTTCTTTACTGCGCGGCGGTATTTTTGCGCACCTTGTAAGTCACTTTCGGTCTTTGAACCATGCCACGGCTTACCGACATACTTGTTGCCGCGCCAGCTTTGACCGCCGAAGTTTTCGAGCATCCAACGTCCCGCGAGAAAAGTCAAAAGGAGCGCGGAGATGATGACGACCAGTGGCAGGAGCGAGGAAAGGAACGCGCCGAGTATCGATTGGCCTGCCGATAAGATCGCAGCAGAAGATGAAGCTGCATAGTCAGGCGTTGATTCAGCGACATAAATATCGAACTCAAAGCTATCATTAGCCCAAGGGTACGGCGCGCTCACGGCCACAAAGCAATCGGGCCCGCTGTTTTGAGGTAGAAGAAGCCCCAGCACGCTGTTCACCTTCACGTTCGCCGGATCAAGGTAGTAATACGAGCCAAAGTTCGGCAGTTCGAGTATTCCGTCTGTCGTGTCCAGGCGTAAGAAGGATGGGGTGAAGGTAGACTGATCCGAGCAATCGTCAGGCGGCGGATTCGAGATGTAAAACCCACTGAACGTAACTTGCGACGATACGACCGAGCCTGTTGGTTGGCGGTCGTAGCCGGTGAAGTCTGCACCAAAGGCAAGAGTCGCCTTAGGTAAAAAAATTGCTACAATCGCAGATAGAACAAAAAAGAGTTTCTTCATATTCAAAGAAGGCAGCCGCATTTTCCGAAACAAATCAAAAAGATTTGGTACCATTTCTTTCCTAGTAGCTGCTCATGTTTACAAGGCATAAGCTTGGTTGCTGTCGAATGCGCATAGCGCAACCGAAGCGGAGGGGGGGATCGAGCGGTATGATTGTCTCACGGGGGGGAACCGTGTCAATAGCACCTGTGCATAACTTTTTCAAAAGCTCAATGTTTCGAGAAAGTTATCCACACATTCCCCTTGACT